TCAGCAACCGGGGGGTTGCCGCTACCGAGGATAGCCGAACCAGGGGTGTGGTAGCCAGCCGTCACACGACCGGTGTGGATGAATTGAGCTTCCTTGCCGTTACGCAGGGTGCGGTTCATCACCAGACCCTTAGCAATGGTAGCATTACGGAAGGCCTCATAGACCTCGCCGGTGAAGAGCTTCAGAAACAGAGCCTTCTTGTCACCAGCTTTATTCGATTGTCCAAGTTGCGTAAGCGTCGCAGTCATTGTTGTTAAAGTTAAATACGGTCAATAAGATCTAGAGCATTCAAAGCTTTATAAGCCCTGCGATTCCCTAGGTATGGGAGAAATAGACTTAGGATCCTTGCTACTTCTACCCTTTTGGCCGTGCGCCATTCGTAGGCTGGTCTCCAATGTTTATTGCTTTTCATTTGGGTAGTCATGTAAGGCCCGCTAATTTTGGGTACACCTACAATTTCACCAAATTTACAAAGCACATCTTCATCACACATTTTAACAGAAAGGCGTGGAAAGATGTAACCTTTTGTATTGCAAAAAACAATAGAACCCTCACCTTCGAATATGCCAGCGGCCCATTCAATAGAGTTTGCGCGCATTGATATTCAATTGTGGGTAATAAATCCGTTGTATTGGGTATCCGACGCATCGGGCCAATACTCCAGTCGACTGGGTTTTTAACGAGGTTATCCCATCCTCAATAGGCAGGGGGACATTGCAGTCCCCACAATCTGTGTTTAAATCAGATCGCCGCTTGCAGCCAGACGTTGTTCGATGTCAATACGATAAGCAGGGTCATCACGATAACGAGGATCGGAGATAGCCCGTGCCAGTTCGGCTTGACTACGGAATGCCTTGGTGGTGTTCTTAACAGACTTACCAGACACCCGCTTGCCTTCAAACCCGACAGCATCACGATACCGCTGATTCAAGGCTTGAACTGCAAAGAAGATAGCATCCTTGTTGCCGCTGTTGACAACATTATCAAAAGCAGCCACCTCATCGGGACGCAGGTTATCTGCTGCCCAGGCAAGGGTTTCATTGTAGGATTCTTCACCACCAACCGAAGCAAGGATTGACTTGGCATCAGCGTCAGACAATTCCTGTTGGGAAATGGTAGCATTCTTTTGGAGTTCAAGGTACGCATCAATCAGTTGCTCAGACGGCAACTCCTTGAGCTTTTGAACGGTCTCTGGTTTGAGCTGATTAGAGTTACTGAAGTATTCCTCAGAAGCCTCTTGAATGAACTTAGCGGTTTCAGAAACAACCTCACCTTCGTCAGATGATTCAGTACCCTCATCGGGGGTATCTTCACCCTCTTCTTGAGTAGGCTCTTCCTTCTGCCCTAGTTTCTTTTCAAGTTCTTTGTATGCCTTCTCAAGATCCTCAGCGGACTTGAACTTACCAGCATAACGCAGTTCAGCTTCTGATTCAGCACGGGCTCGATCATACTTGTCTTGCGCCATGGCTTCTTCTTCAGCCATCAGCTTGTCACCAATGTCTGCCAGACGAGCTTCATCTTGAAGACGAGCTTCAGTCACATCAGGATCGGTTGCGTCAAAAACGATTTCAGGCATGGTGGTAGATCAGTGGATAACAAGGGTAACATTGCCAAGACCAGGAACCACTACTGGTTTCTTTTGTGGGCGGGCAGTGTCAGTCTTGACGGTTGGTTTACCAGCAGACTTCTTACGAGGAGACAAAGAAGCTACCTCCTCAGAAGGAAGTTCAAAATCCTCAGGATTGAGGGGCTGGTTGAGCGGAGCTTGCGATTCCATCGACAGTATTTTGTAGGGCATCAACGACACCAGGGTTCTTATCAGGATCCATCATCGGAGCTTTAGCCAGCTCACCTGCTTGACCCATCAAGGACATTTGTGCCGCTTGTGCTTGCTGTTGCTTCATTTCGGTTTCACGTTCCTGAGCAGTCTTAATGAGCTGAATAGGATCAATACCTTGAGCGGCAGCAAGCCGTTTAATTGCTTCCTCTGGATTGATGAAACGAATCATCGCCTCAGGTCCAAGCGATTGGGAAATGGTCTGAAGGAACATCATCAAGGATTCCCGGTCTTGACCACGGCCAATACCTTCGATACCTGCGATAACAGTTGGGAAGACCACACCCTTAGGAAGCTTGGGTAGGATGTTGGACCGCTGAAGAACAAACAACTTCCGTTGGAGATACGGACGAAGCAGTTCTGTGGTAAGGTTACCATAGATACCACCCAGTTGCTCGTTGAGTTCCTGCTGGGTAGCACGGATCTCTTCAGCGGTGGTGCGTTCAGATTGACGCACAGTAAGAATAAGGAAGGCCTCACTCAACCGTTGGGTAAGCTGAGTAATCATTTGATAGGCAGTTGAGAAGTCAGCCTGTTTGGCAACTTGAACAACCGACACATCTTCCTGACGGCCCTGGATAATAGCTCCATTGCCTGCCTTTGCCAAGGTAGACGGCTTAACCGTAGCACTTGGAGATACGAGGAAGACAACCTTAGCAGCGGCAGCAGAGCCCTCTACCATGGCTTGCATCAGACCCTCAAGGGACTTCAGATCACCAAGGTATTCTTCAATGCGACCACGGCCATAGTCTTCTCCATCCACAATGTTGAACCGCAGCGGCAGCCACGGGGTTGTGTTCTTTGGAGACTTGCCATAGCTGTCTTCAATAATCTCACCATCAACTTCTTGCCTCCAACGCCATTGTCCATCCGTGAGCTTAGCCCAGGTATAAACAGCAGCTTCATCCTCACCCACTGTTACATCCACAGACGGAGTAGCAGTGTTGTCATCTACACGATTGGTGGCACTCTTAGAGGTTTTGAATTTCTCTGGAAGGAATTGACGGTTGATAGATTCAACAGTAACGATCTCGGTGGGCTGACCCTCTCCATCACGGACGACCACAAAACGGTCAAGAGGGTAAAGTTTAACACCACTCGAACCCATGTATACCAGGACATTCCCGGTTACAATCAGATGCTTCATTGCCTGGTGGAGGATAACACGATCCTGTGATTCGGCAACGTGTTGCATAATGACCCGCTCCATTTTGGAGAGGCTCAGGTCGATCTCTGATTTGATCCTAGCATCAAGATTGGGATCCGAGGCGAGTTTACCGTCGTTGATCTGAAGCTTAAAGAACGTAGCTGTTACAGGGAACAAGCTAAGCATAAGCTTCGAGGCCATGACGTTTGCGCCTTTGGCACCGATTGATTGCCAAGGAGTGGGCAGGTGCTGACCATTTATTACCCCAGTAGGAGTAAGGAGATAGGGCAGACTCAGACGCGCACACTCCCGAGCAGTATCAAGGAAGATCGTTCTGTCACTTGCCAAGCGAGCGTAGCGGCCAGCAGCAGATTGATTTTCCATTGTCATTGAGGAATGTTAAGGCCGGTTGCTTGGCCAGAAATAGTGCCAAGGGTGGGGGTAGGAGACGGGCGAGGGGCGGTAAAGCCAGAAGCACCAGCAGCACGGCCACGAGCACCACGCATACTAGCGGCGGTCTTAATCGTACCCACCTTTTCACCAGCACTCACAGGAGCCGGAGGCGGCGGCGGAGGAGCAGGAGGAGCAGGAGGCGGCGGGGGAGGAGAGGGCGGGGTAAACCGCTGGGGTTGCGGAGCAAGACACATGATCTTAATCTCTAGTAGTTTTGTTTTTAAGATGTTTGATAATTGCAATAGCTCCAGCTTGGAAAGCTAGTTCCCGCTCAGAGATGTTGCAATCAGGAAAACGATCAGGATACATCTCTTCAAGCTCTTCAATGAGCCGAAGTAGATCAACCCTACCCCCTACTACACTGGTAAGGGGCAGAGGATCCTCATCAAGGTAAGCCATGGATTAACCATATTGTGGAAGATCGGTGTTCGCAGCCTCAAAGAACGCTGGCATTCTGGCTCGTTGAGTGTCCTTCAAACCAGGGGCCTTGCCCTTTTCATAAAGGGAATCGGACTGGTTCATCCAGAAGTCCTTATTCAGGTACTTGTTTTCGGACATACCAAGGCTGTCCATCACCCATCCCACAGTCGCTCGGCGTAAGCGATTGAGGCTTGGTGTGGACTTGAGGCCAAGCTCGGAACAGACCATCGAGTGGATGGCAACGTGCGTTTGCTCGTCGCGGCTGATGTCTGCTGCTGTGGTGCGGATTCCGACATCTCCGGTGAATCGGAAGAATGGGAGGATAACGAAGAAGACACTGCGCTCCAGAATAGCTGCTTTGAGTATCGGATGCTCAGGCGCGTCAAGCCAAGCCTTCAAGATGTGCTTAGCTTCTTCCTCATACTTGGGGTTAGCACCGTGGGCATCAATTACATAATTCAATGCCTGGTCGTGGTTCTCTTCATCACGTTGATTGGAGAGTAATGCCTCCCGAACACCAGGGGTTTTGGGGAGTTCTTTCTCCAGTCCTTGTTGAAGAAACTCACGCACAGGCAATTCCAGGTGGCGAAGACCAAGGGCGCGTTTGAGTGCGTCCTCGGCCCCCTCTACCACCTTGCCCTTTTGAACCGCCACTGGGGTCCATTTGCGTTTGCGGCTGATAACTTGATCGTAGGGCGATAGGGTTGGGCTCATTCTCCGCAGGGAATACAGGGTTCGTTTTCGGGTTTAACAGTGGGACAGCCGCAATCAGGGTCGATGTCTTCATCAAAACCAAAGAGATCACGAAAGTCTTCATCAAGAGCTGCAAGTGCATCATCTTTAGCTTGAGTATCAGGCATCACCTGAAGAGAATAATAGAGGCTCGTCTGAGGGGAATACATCCACTCATAAATGAACTCTCTATCATAGGTAACAACATCAGACCACGAGTTAAACGAATACCCATGGAAGAGAAGACTGCTTTGGAAAAGGCGGACAAGACCATCCACAACTTTCTTGTAAGCTTCCCAACCTACTTCAGAAGCTATTTCGATGTCCGGCGGGTAGTCATAAGACTGGACTCCGAAAGTCCCACTATCCCTATCGACGTGACGAGAGATAGGAGGGGCCAGCTCTGGGGCAGTAGTATAGCCACGCAGATCGACGTTGTTATAAGAGCAGGAAGCCGTAGGCGCAATAGCAAAGGCACGGTCCATTTCAGCGGCTCGTGCAATCTGTGCTGCAATTTCAACGGCTTTTGCAAGTTCAGATACAAGGAGGTATGCCGGAGTATGCTCCGGTTGATGAGTATGGAATTTGGTTAGGGCGTCTCCAAACTCTTTATACGTTACGCCGTTCTGGCAGAGGAAGTTAGCCAGACCAAGAACACCAAGACCAATCTGTCGGTCAGTCTCGGGGGGAAGGTATTCGCCGGTTTCCCCAACACCGGTCTTTCCATGAAGCTCAATAAGAGAACTCATGCCCTCAGTAAATGCAGGAACCAAGTCCTCAATACCGCAAGCTCCGAGATTGATATGCTGAAGAAGGCAGGTACCACGACTAGGTAGATACACCTCCAGACAAACATTGCCCAGGATGCGATTGCCTTCAGCATCATAACGAATCTTATTCAGCCAGATGTCGCCCTTCTTAATACCATCAATGGTGGCATCAATCAGTTCGTCAGAGGCATACTTGAGGAAGTTCTCATCAACATTCAAACACCGCTTGACCCAGGCGAGGTCGGCTCGGGAAGCAGTGATGAACTCAAGAGCATCAGGGTGGGTATAATCAAGATGACACACCACAGCCCCATTTTTGTATACCCCACCGCGCCTCAGGGTTTCGTTGAGGGCAGAGTAGATGCGGGCAAAGGAGACGGGACCAGACGCTGTAAGGCCCTTTCCATTCTCTGCCCCTCTAGGACGAAGCTTAGAGAGATGAACAGCCACGCCAGCTCCGTTACGAAGAGCGTGCGAAACAAAGCGCCAGGATGCTTCGATTCCTTCAGGCCCTTCCATAGTGTCCTCCACCTGGAAGACCGTACAGCTGACCGGTAAGCGAGATTCGGGGTTGTCAATCCAGTTTTGAACACGGCCAGTTCGTGCAATCTTGTTGGGGGACATTGGTTTAGATAAGGTCGTCGAGAACAGGAGGTTGGTAATTAGGCCCCTTAAGGACTTTGCCATCTTCGCGGCGGAGGGGCTTGCCGTCCACGAGTTTACTCATGTTGGATTCAAAGACACGGCGCATGGCCTCGTCTAGGTTCCAGCCACGAGCAGCTGCAAATTGATAACACACGAAGACAAGATCGGCCAGCTCCTTTAACTGGGCCAGTCGATTTTCTTCAACGGTGTCAAGGGTTTTAAATTCAGCATCGAAAGCGCCAACGAACTCAAGGTATTCCTCGGTGATAAGGTTTGCTTGTAGTTCATGCACATACTCATTAACTGTGTTAATAGGTTGGTCCATGGCCTCACGAAAGGCAATGGCTTGTTGGAGCAGCGATGACATGGTTAGCGGTTACGCTCGTGGGAAACTTGTTGGATCTTTCGTTCGACGTAGGCTTTGACTTTGAGCCAGTCATCCAGTTCGGACTCGTGGCTCTTGTGGCCTGCGCGACAAACGTATTTAATCACGTTGCCTGCCAGGTAGTCAAGGCCTTGGTCAACAATAAAATCCCAAACCTCAATCGTCCCCCTTTTGTAGTGGGTCGGACTGTACTTGGTCACGGAAAAACTCTTGGTAGGCGGGGTTGTCAATGATGCTTTTGAGTCTACGATTTGCCAGAAATCGTCCCAAGGCATCATTTCGGAATGATCGTCTATCGAACCACAGCTGCATTCCAAGAATGATTTGATTTCTTCGTAGTTCAAACCAGACAGGGATTGCTCTGAGGATAAGGTCGATTGCGTGGAAGACATTGCGGTCAATGACATAGACAATAGCAAGGACTAAGCCGATGTC